TCCAGCAAAAGGTGTACCACCAACATTAACCCTTGTACCACCATCAGGATCAGGATTTGTTTGAAATACCTCTATATGTATTTTACACATTTCCTTGGTATAATAACCAACACTTTTTTCAATATCCGACCCATCCCAAAACTTAAACTCTTCTTCATAACAATCACCATCTTGGAATCGGTTATTGGGTAATTTACCCTTTTTATTATCACTAAAAAAATTTATAAGGGGTCTAGCATCTTTATAAGATGTTGTTGGTAAGATATCTATTGTTGGTGTGGGGTTTGGTGGATATATAATGGCACCACTACCATCATCAAAACTAACTACGTTAACACCATCAATATCTAACCCAGATTCTTTACCCGTACCCATACCTATAGTGTTATCATATTTTTTTAAATATGAAGTTGTGTTTATATTTTTTAAGTCATCTAATAATTCACCACATATACTCATTATACCAATATTTATTATTTTAGTACTTAAACCAAAATTACAATAAATAAATTCATTAGTATCACTAGCACCATTAGAATCGGATGTGTATATCGTCCCGTCACTACCTTTAATGAAATTTGGTGATATAACTATACAATCATTTAGATATGGGTCTTTATTTACCTCACTACTACCATCACATCTACAGTTTTTTTTATTACTATCATCAAAACCAGTTGTTGGCCCACAATATTTAAACCCACCATTATTTTTGTTTTTATACGTAAATTTAAACATATAGTTACCACCATTTAACCAAGCATCGTGAAAACATAATTTAAATTTACGATTACCAAATCTTTTAATACCAGTTGTGTAAGGTAAACTTAATACGTTAGAGTTGGTTGAATCATCATCAATCTCATTATCATTGTCATCATCTTTTTGGTTAGTAAAATCCATTGGTCCACAATCTTTTAAACCAATAAACTCAAATCTATTACCCAATTTAAGATTCTTTTTAATATATTGTGTTGTTGTATAAATTTGTTTCCATTCAAAAGTATGGAATTCATAATTAAATAAATTTGGAGTGGATTTTAATTGATTTAAATAATCATTATTTATTGTGAATTTACTTTTATTTGTGTAACGTATACCAGAAAAACGTTCATGTAATGATGGTACAATTAAACTAGCTGTAGTAATTGTTTTATTTTTATCTATTGTTGCTGCATCATTAAATTTTAACTTAAACCTATATTTACCCTTGGTTGGAATTCCTTTAGTTGGGTCTGGTGATTCAACAATTTCACCAAACTCATCGGTTATTACTTTATCATAATACATTGGTAACGTAAAAACAAACGCACCATCTTCATCTATTTCTTGTTGTGGTAAAAACTCTAATGAGGTTGGCTCACTAGTTTCGTCAACATTAGCTTTAATAATATCAACTTTTCCAGCACCAGTAATTAATTGTCCTTGTTCACCCATTTTTCTTCTAACATCACAATTATGTTTTAACGCATTATCATCAGAATCGGTAAATATGGACCCCATGAATATTGCGTTAGCCCCCAAATCGTTTCCGATATTAAAATCAACCCTACTAATACCTATTGTACAAATATCTTTATCACCCCAAAATGGTTGTATATCAACACTTTTATTTTGTGTTCTAATTTGTGGTAATTCATCTAAATTAGTTGATACCTTAAATTCCAAACCATTAAATAGAGTTTCGGGATAACCTTGTCTTTTTAAGTCATATGGTCTTAAACTTAAAAAACCAATATCACTTAAATCAACATCCATATGTATTGTTTGTTGACCTGTTGGTATTCCAAATATTATATAATCGCCAGCGTCGTTTGTTGTTGTTGTGTATTTATAATATTTTTCATATATTTCAACCCAAATATCGTGTTCCAATAATCTAGATTTTGATGGGAATGTACCTACAGGTGTTGATAAACTACATGTAGATTCTTCTAATAGTAAATTATATCTAACACCATCTTCGTTTAATGAATTAACCGTTTTATATGGGTATAACGAACTTATTAATTCGTTTTTTTCATCTTCATTACTTATTGGAATAAATACGGATACTTTAGCATTAGGAACACCAAAACCTTCGTTGGCAATAACCCTACCAACTAAAACACCATAATCAGCACAAAAAGATTGGTATAGATCTTGTTGGGATATTTTTAAACTTAATATCTCCAAAAAATCGTAATCTTGTTCTAATGCAACATTAATGTTTTTATCAACACCAGGTGTTGTTCTAATCCTAAAACTACTATTTTTCATTAATAAGTATTTTCAATATATTCCACATTTAAACTGAATGAAGCGACATTACTTACAGACCTTGTGGTTATAACATTATCAAATAATATATGGTAATCTTTGAAAAAATATACTCTAACCAAAAACTTTTGGCCTACGTTTGTTGGTATTGGGTCTAATTCTGTTGTGTAATCATATACACCACCTTCATAATCAACAAATTTTTGTTGTACCGGTGTTGTGAAATCTTCATCAGACCTTGTTGTTACTTGTACCAAAAATTTCCCGTTATCTGATGTATAAGCCGAATAACTAATTGGTACTGACCATTGTATTGTTGGTGTGTCTGTTCTAAAATACCCTAATTCTGTATATAAAAGGGATTCGTCTGTATAATAAAAAACAGATATATCATCACCTATTTTTATAATAGAATTAAGATCCATTATTATTTTTCTATTATCAGTTCTACTAATATAATAATCGATATTTTTTGTTAATCTAACTCCGTTTACAACAAATATTATTGAACTTAATGATTCTATTGGTCCTGTTAATAAAATCTCTTGTCTGTTTTTTGTTGGGTTATAGTTAACAATAGGTGTTGACGTTATTGTTGTTGCTGTTGTTGTACCCGTTGTAATACTACTAACAGTAAAAGCATCTAATTTTAAATAAATTTCGTTTAAATTAAATATATCAGGAAACTCACTACCTATATCTATATCACCTAAAGATTCTATATTTGTTAAAGTTAAGTAAGTTGCTGTTAATGTATCATTATTAGGTTCTAAAGTACCTGTTAATAATTCAAAAGCCCCAGTTTGTCCTGAAACAGGTTGCCAATCAACACCATTCAATAATTGTATCCCATTAACATGTATAATCATCTCATTGTTTAATGGTGTTCCTTTAATAGTGAAAACACTTGTCATGCCTTCAAATAATTCAATATTCTCAGTCCTTAAAACAGCGTTATCACTTAAATCGATATTATCGTTTTGTATGATGGTTGCTGGTTCAGGGTTAATTGTTGTTACAAAATACCAACCATTATTAAAAGTATCTGCCGTAAATTGTGTTGCAATATCAAAAGTATTAATTAATAATTTTGTTGGACAATCTTGTGTGTAAAACTTATTATAATCTTTAATAAAATATTGTGCGTCAGTATATGGTAGTTTATCCACCCCAATAGTATCAACAATTGTGTTACCAGTAATACCCGAATATTCAAAACAATTAGACACAACTGAGTTAAATTGTGTTACATAATCAACACCCTCACCTAAATTAAATAAATTAAAGGTATGATAACAAAACTCACCTGTATAACCACTATATTGTGTATTTCCTGTGATATTAAATGTTATATCAAAATCATCTATTTCAGATAAATTATAAACACCTGAACAACCTGAAACAGAATATGTATCACCTGTTGTATAACCACTACAAGCCGTTGTTGTATAACCTGTTGTTGCTTTAACAGTTCCATCCATATAATATAATGGTTCAATAAATACTTCATTACATAAAGCAACTTCATTAGAAATATTAAAAATATTGGATAACCCAGACCTATCAATATCTTCTTGTATTAATATATCAGGATTAACTGTTGGTATTTCGGTTTTTTTATTTTTACAAAGTATACACATTATACAAAAACTGTTTGTGGTTTTTCTTTTATTAAATTAGCGTTGTAATTTCTTTTTTGTTGTAATAAGGGACCTGTTAGTCCAGTATATGGGCCTCCGCCAAAAGTTGTTGTCCAACCTTCATTAACGGGTGTACCTAAAATAGTTGTTCCTTCGGAAAATATTGTGGTATCCTCCCACGGATAACCACCACCACTACTATTAGTTGTTGTACCCCCTGTTGTACCTTCTGTAACACCACCACCATTAGTTGTTGTAGAACCAGTGGTCGGTGGCACAAAATTAGTATCATACTCTATAACAGTTATTTCGGAATCAACATATTCAAAATCATAATCACATTCTTCAAATTGAGTACAGATAAATTCGTCATTATTACACCATTTTTCACCGGAAATAAAAATAGTTGTAGCAGGAACAAACTGTTCAGCCATCTTAACCCAAAAACTTTGGAAGTTTTTCTTATATTCTTCCAATTCAATTAGATTAAGTTTTTTTGTACAATTATCTAAATCCGCTTTAACCGTTATGGTACTCCCTGTCATATCTTCTTTTTATTATAATTATCTTAATACATAGTTTTTAAGTTGTACCACTATAACAAATATCTGTACCACCGCTTAATGTAAAGCCTTTTGGACAAGGTGAGTACTCGTAACAACAATCAGCACACATGTTAAATGTTAACATCAATTCTTTATTGTTTAATACAGCATTACTGTGTGGTTCTAAAATATTTGATTGTACATAATAATCTGTGTATCTCCATGGTAAGTCTGCATCAGAACTTGGTGCAAATGTTCTATTAACAAAACCAAAATCTTCCAATAAAGTTCTATCACCTCTGTTTCTTACGATATTATCTTCTTCAGATTTGCCTATAACACTAGTACCAGGGTTATATACCCAAGATTTTTTGTTATCGATAACTCTTCTTAATTCAAAACCAGGACATTTTTTACTATCATAAAATATTCTTTGTTCATCAGAATAACAATCAACACTAATATTATCCACCCTAATATCGTATTCACAACAATCATTTAAACCAATAAAGTTTAAGTTTATGTTAAATGTGTCACCACTATTTGGACTTAAAATCCTAATACCCATATCAACCCAATTACCAAAACCATCAGTATCTGAATCAAAAACACCTAATTGTTCAACAGAAAAATTAGGGTTATCAGGTAAGAGTGATGCTGTTATAGAATTTGTAACACACTCAACTGATGGTTGTGAAAAATATAATTTAGCTGAAACCAATAAATCTTGGCAATCATCAATAATTAATGGTGTTTCATTTAATGTTATTGTTGTTGTAGTTGTAGTTGTGGTTGTGGTTGTAGTTGTAGCTGTTGTAGGTGTCGTACCACCTTCTGTAGGTGTTGTTTCTACATTTAATACGTAGGTTTCTGTATGTGTACAACCACTATAATCTTCAATATAAAACGTATATGTACCAGGAATTAAACCAGATAATTTATTTACTCTAATTTTGTTACCATTCGATAAAATCCAATAAAAATCTTTAAAATCATTTATAGTTGGTGTTTGGTTGTTGTACTTAACCTCTAAACTACCATCATAACTATCATTGGTTGTTGGTGTCTCTTCTATTATTTGTAATAAACTCCAATTTGAGGTATCACAATTAGTACCTGTAGTACCTGTAGTACCTGTAGTACCTGTAGTACCTGTAGTGCTAGTTGGTGGTTCTATGATTTCTTCTATCTTAGTTACTTTATAAGTACAACACCCTCTAGACCACCTTTCATTATCACCAACATAGTTGTTTATATCGTTTGGTTCTTGATCATGATTTATTGTTTGCATTCTATCTGAGTTAGGCATAAAATGACCTATATGTTGCCATTTCTCAATATCAGCTTTCGTATTCCATAGTGTGCATGCAGGACCTACGCGTTCCACACAATCGAAGGTTCTACACATCTTAGTAGGGCGGCAATTAGTGTTAGGATCTTTTGCATCATAATTTGTGGGTTGAAAAGTTAAGGTGTATTTTTTAGCCATTGGATGTCCTTCGTATGGCCACCAATCTATGTATTGACCACCTCTATCTAAACAGCCTTCAACACCTTCACAAGGGTCTGGACCTTTGGTGCCATTCGGTTTGTTAGTATCTACTATATATAGCATATTTTTTAATTTTTAACGCAAACATTTTTATTATTTATTTTTTGTATACTACCACCCCTATTAGTACAACATTTTACATTTGTTATATCATTATCATTAGTTGATTTGATGGTATCGTAATTAATTGTTGTTGTGGTTGTTGTGGTTGCAATACTAGAACAGTCACCATTATACTCTATTTTAACTTCTAAAGGTACATCTAAATATGGTATCCCTTCACTTGTACTTGTCACGCTAGAATAACCCGCTTTTATATCATCAAATAAAGTTTTTAAATTTTGTGAGTAATCATTATTATTGTAACTTATTTTTATGTTATTACCATTAACACCATTATTAACATAAAAAGTACCATCATATATAGTCCCTGATTGTATATTTCCTTTGTAGTCATAAGTAAAAGGACCATAATTTTTTGTACCTAAAGTAAATGTTATTTTATATTCAGAATCAATAACTAAATCATTACCCATTGTTTGTTGATTAGGTAATGTATCTTTCAATAAAATATGATTATCATTACTATATAAAAGGACCTCACTTGGGTTGGTTTTTGTATAACTACATATTTGATTATTAGTTGTGGTTATTGTTTGATAAGAGGTTTCTTTAACTATTTTTGTTTCTGGACACCAATAACAAGCTAAACCACTACTATTCGTTTCATTAAATAAATCTAAAGGACTAAAAGTACCACTAGTGTTAGTACTATCACCTACAGGTTCTAAAACACCTCCAGCATTAATACAACATTGCTCATCCATTTGTGTTGCTGAAACCAATTTTTCAGGATCATTTTGGTATATATTCGGTATATCTGATTCTAAAATGTAGTCATAAATACTATTTGTAGTATCGACTGTACTACCATTAGGTATACCAATAAAAATTAAACCGTTTGAGTATTCTATAAAACTAATAGGACATGGTTTAATATTACATGAACCACTACTGTTAACACCAAATTTAATTCTTAAAGATTGTCCACTATTATTATAGGTGATTGTGTTATCAGCACCTGCAGATATAATAACCATATCATCAGATTTTCTATTATTATATTCCATTATGGCAGCATAATTAGGTCCAAAACTAGGTGGTCCAGATTCAATGGTACCATTCTCATAATCGATAAATAAGTTTGTTAATTTAGTGAATGTTGTTGTACCACTTGTTGTACCATTAAAACCATCAATAAAACACCTAAACCTATCAAAATAAGTATTACCATAATCATATGGGCCTATATGTGGGTTATTACCTAGTTCTAATAAATTACCACCATTATACCAAAAACCAAATGACTGGTAGTAGTAATCCGGTGTGTTAGGTAGTTTTCTTGGGAAACCATATTCATCGATGGGGTATTCACTATTAGGTACAGGTGTTATTGTATCACCAGTGGTACCCAAATAATCGTTTATTAATTTATTTGTTTCTTCTATATCTAGTGGTGCATTTTTAGCCACATAAACATGTTCGTCCAAACTAACAACACAATCTTGTATACCAAAAAGGTTTAAGAAAAACTCCAAAACTTTTCTATGGCCTTTTGACTTAAATAACCACCATGCATTAATAACCAAACGTCTCCATAACTCTGTATCCATTTCTCGTGGTGATAAATACCTAGAATAACCAGAAAAAGGTATTGATTCTAAATTATTAGAGTTTTGTGGTAATACATCACCAAAGAAGTTATTATCAAAGAAACTTAATAAAACATCTAAACCTAACTCTGAAGCCATCATTTTAATAAGTTCGTCTGGTGTGTTATCTTTTTTATCGTAAGTAACAATTCTTGAGAATGCTAAAGCGTCAATATATTTTTTAATTTCATCAAACTCCCTACCATATATTCTCAATAATTTATTTACTTTTCTACCATAAACATCAGTACCATCACCTTCAGTATCAAATTCGACAATAGACGAACTAATAAACCTTCTTGTTATCAAATCTGTTTTAACCTCATCTATATTTTTTGCTGCATCTAACCAATTATTAACATAAACAGAAAAAGAAGGACCAGCAGTATCCAAATTAAACCCATCGGTTGTTGGCCATGTTAAAACTTTAGTACTAATAATAGTGTTACCATTATCAGTTTTTTTGAATGTTTTTAAAGAATAACTATATTGTGGTGTTGTTAACCTATTTAATATAGCGTTTTGAAACTCGTCTAACTGACTAAAATAATATTTGTTTAAAGTTTCTTCTTTTGGTCTAAAGTGGTATTGGAAACTACCGAATCCTATACCTGATAAACTTGGCCAAGCATCACCTTTAACTTTTACATGTATATAATTATCCGTTGTAGAAGTACCAGTAAACTCTTGTACCGGAAAATCACCATGTAAATTACTTATTTGATACTTTGTGTAGTGTAAATTTAAATTACTAATATTACCAAAACCTTGGTCTGGGTTAAATACCGTACTTTGTTGTTGGTTATTTGTTCCACCATAACTACTATCGTAAATTAAACCAAAAGTATTTACAATAGTTGGTGTTGGTATTTTAAAGTAAGATTCGTCTCTTATAGAATCATAAGTATAATCTAAAACCGTATTTTTAACTTGTGCTGTAGGGTCATCAGGAATAAAAATATCTAAATACAACGAACCCTTCCAGTTTAACATTATTTGTTTAATATTAGAAGCTATATATTCATAAAAACTACCAAAATACACAAATCTAGTTAGGTCTGTATCATCTAAATTTAAATTAGTTTTTATTGTTTCATTAGAAAATTTTATTGATTCTTCTTCTGTTAAGTTTAACGTTTCTAATGTATAAGGTTCAGAAAAAGTACCTGTATTGTAAACAACATCTATAGTAGGGTCTGAACTAGTTGTTATAGAAAAGTTACCTAAAGTAAAAACAGAACTGCCTTGGGTAAATTGTTGCCCAACCAAATTAGGTGAAAAATCACCTTGTCCTATTTTATATGGTTCCGTTATTGAACCTGGTACTTTTTTAGCCATTTATATTTAAACTTATTGGTTTGTTATTATATCAAAATCTTTTGTATCATCTATTTGGTCTGTTTCTTCCCTAACTTCGTATAAAGGTTCATTAGTAAACTGATCTTGGATCTCGTATAAGTTGTATTGTTTGTAAATATTATTATTAAAGTCGTAAATAGTATACTTACCATCTTGAATGGACTTAGATTGATTACCAAATAATCCATAAGCTAATGTCTCAATATCGTAATCAACCATTTCTAATTCTATTGTTACAGGATTAAAAAATGTATTTGTTAAAACAATTGTTTGTCCAGGTGAACCAATAAAAGGTATTCTGTTTGGTCTAACTGTAGATGGTGATGAAGGTGTTAAAGTACAAAATAAAAGATTACTATTATCTGTAAACCTATATCTAATAGCTTTTTGTGATGTATTAGATAAGTTTTGTTGTACACCTTCAGCCAAATTAACTGATGTAACAACCCTATATAAATTAGGGATAATTTGACTAGCGTCATCTAAATATTCTATTCTATAACCAATCAAAGCATCATTTTGTGCTAAAAAAGAGGGTAATTGGTTTATATCTAAAACCAACCCTTTAATATCAGGGTATGCAGATAAAACACCACAATCAACAATATTTGTATAATATTGTTTTGGTCTAATCATAATTGTATAATAACCTTTAGCAGAAAACAAATCTGAAGGTAAATTTAAATTATACAAACCTGATAAAATATTTTGTACACCATTAGCTGGTATAGGGTTATTGAATTGTGTTAAAACCGTATTAGCATCCAATAATCTAACAGGACCAACAGGTGGTACATCCCTACTAGGACTATATGTATAAAATATATCTATATCATCTGGTGATACATTAGCCGGTCTAACTGTTCCGTAATTTCCTGTCGCCATTTTTTAATCTATTTTAAAAATTTTATAATAACCATTCCCATAATCAACAAGTTCTTCTAGATTACCTATTTCATCTAACCTTAAAAACTTCTCAAAAATAGAAGTGCTCTGTCTTTCAATAAATATATCAGATTCTATTTTCGGTTTTTCAGATATACCCATTTCAGCTTCTTTTTTTATTACATTTATATCATTCTGTGTTAAACCACTAGAATTAAAATAATAAACCGTTTGTGTTTTAAAATAAAGGTCAGAATTAGGGAATAGTGGTTGGCCAATAGAAGTAACATAATCTATACCATCTATCGTATATTCAACCAAAGTTATATTTCCATTAATATCAGCTGTTATACTTGTAACACCCTTATAACCAACCTGATATGGGTTATTTGCGTCGTATGTTTTAACTTCACTTAATCTAGAATCTGTAAATCCACTTATAATCATAGTTTAATATTGATTGATTATTGTTATACCATTTGTTGCTCCATTTGTTTGGATGTTTTGTTTTCCTGTGAATACACCCGATTTTATACTATCAGTACTGCATTTAAAACAATAAACACATTTAATACAATTATCTTTAGGACAATTAGGGTCTTTAACAACTTTTGTACATTTTAAAGGTAATTTAGTACCACTAGGGCAACTAGTTTTATTAGTATTAACATTAGTAAAACTATTCACATCATAATAAACACCTAGATTTTGGTTCAAATCTGTATTAGGATTTATTTGTGAACCACCACCATGTAAAATACCACCTATAAATAAATAATTACCTTCTGTTCCTGCATCAGAATTAATAACTTCAACCCCATTTTTACCTTTAACATTTCTACAAAATGTGTTTGCTTTAGAAAAAGCTAGACCATAACCATTATATGTAGGATTACTAGGGTCATAAAATGGTCCATAATAAACCTCACTATCGGTTGTTTGCATCGCTATTTTAACACTATTATCTAAAACAGGTTGTGCTGACCTTGTGGTCATTTGCATATGACATGTTGAACATTCGTTATCTAAATAAGGGCCTTGTGTTGAAAAAACTAAGGTTGAATCATAATGTTTAGCACAACACCCACCTTTAGCATCACTTAACCCTTGATTCCAAACATGATTGATTGTAGTTCCTGTACCGAAATTTGCTTGGTTTGGATCATCGTTTAAACCATAATCAGATTGTGGTAAAAATAAATTATAATTATCCGGGTCAACTAACTCGTTGTTTGTGTTTGGTAAATTATCAACACCACCCAATTGGCATGTTGGTGATGTTTTAGCAAAAGAATATTTTATACCACCAATACTTGGGTTACCCCCAACACCTATATATGCATAATCCCTCCAACCCGCAGGTGAAGCAAAACTTATTGGTACATTATTCCCATTATCTGTTGTTGTTAACAACTCGTTATCATCTAAAGGTGAGACACCATCTTTAGTTCCAGGTTTTAAATAAACATATGGTGAATCGTATCTTGTTTTACTAAATAAACCCAAATCTACTGAACCACTATTATTTGGATAACTAGGTTCATACTCAATAAACCCATCACCATTTTTATCATAATAAGAAACTAAATTATTCTGAATTAAACAATCAAAATTAAATTCAGTTAAAGTTTCTTCTGGGTTTTGGAAATAATTTAAGGATTGGTTTTTTGAATCACTAAGTATTGTTGATTCATTATCTTTACCAAAATCATATAAATTACTAACGCCTTCTAAATCATAAAAATAACCAGAAAAAACACCAACATTATTATCACCCCATGGTAAAGTGGTTGTTTTATTTGAATACCCATTTAAATAATTTAACCATATTGTTGTTTTTAAACCACTTAATTTTGTGTTATCACTTGTTATATAATGAAAAGTTTCACCATCACTAATTCTGTTATTTATAGTCCCCAAATAAGTATTTATTTGTGGTGTGTTTTGATGCCATTCTGTTGGTGTTTCTAAACTTAAAACAGGGTTTTTTGGTTTAACATTGGTATTATTACCTTTTATAACTTGTAACCTTAAATATTTAGCATAATTATTATAATCTTGTGTGTTTTGTGTTGGGTTTAAATAACTTATTCTTAACACGGACCCTTTTGGTGGTTTTATTGTTAAATCCCTAAAAGGTTTTGTTGTATAATAACTTGTATTAGATTTTGATGCTTCCCATATTCTCACCGATTTATCTAAAGTATAGCCATTATTACTTGTATTGAATTCTATATCAGTATCTAAGTCATAAACATAACTACTAGAAACATCTAAAGTTTTAAAACCATTACCCTCGTTTATTTCTATTTTGATATGTGCTCCATACCAACCACCATCAATTGGTTTTGAATTGTTGTAATTTGTTGTTGCCAATAAATTTATTAACCTAAAGGTTAATAAACACTCTGTTTTAACTACATATTTTTGTTGTGTATCATTTAATAGTATACTATTATTCCATGGACCCCAATCTGTGTATATAGTTAAACAATCTATGTTTAAATCTTTTAATGTTGTTTTTTTTGTTTTTGGTACACTAGGTGGTGTTGGTTCGATATAAAAATCATCACTAGTTTGAGCTGTTAAATCAACTGGTCCTGTAATAGGTTCGGTACCTGGAGGATTAAATGGTAAATCACCCAAATCAATAACCTCAAAATCACTATCATCACTAAAATAATAACCAATATCTTTAACATCTTGGTTTAAACCTATTTGTAAATAATAATTACTAGACACAGGACTATATGTTATAGTGTCTTTAACACCATCACCATCAGTATCTATAAGTTTAAATTGTTTATAAAACTTTATATTTCTCTCGTAAAACTCCATTATGTTGTTTTTAATATATATTCAGTCATAGTTATTTCACCATCTAATCCAACACCATCATTCCCATTATTATAAGTAACTTCAAAACCATATCTACCATTATTATTTGATGGATTAAATATTTTAATAGGTACGGATAACCATTGAGGGTTTTGTTTTAAGTCATTTATGTCTATAACCCCATACCCACCAATTGGTGGGTTAATGAATCTATGTACCTTACCTGTTTTTGCATTAAAAAATCTTGCTGTCATATAAACAACCCTATCATTGTTTGTATTTAAAAATAATTCATCATTCTTTAACCAAAATAATCTATCAAAATTAAAAAAAGATCTTCTAGTTCCGTTAACACTAATATCTTCAGTTAATAATAATTTTTGTGTTTTAACATCATTACTATCAAAAAAATATAATCTAAAATAACTTTTTTTAAATCTATTCTTTAAAAAATCTTCAGTTACGAATCCACAATTCTCATAGGAATCTTGGAAGTTATTGGCGGTGTTTGATTTAAGAAAAAGGAATTTAATCTCTTTTTCGATATTTTTAGATTTATATTTTACCCTCTCTCCATCATAAATAGGGTTAATATTTTTTTTAACCTCACCATCAACCCAACCACCAATATCATCAGAATAATCCATTGCATTGCCTTGATTAGATATTGGTATTATTATGTTTTTAAAGTTAAGGTCGGGGTTAACGGTTGTACCTGAAGATATTAATAAACTATTCTTATTTTTTTGTGTATAAAATATTGCACTACCTTGTACCTGTGTTTTAACATTATTAAAATTTGGTGTATTTATAACTCCACTATTGCTATCCCCATAAGTAATCAAATCGTTTGTACTAAAACTAGTTTGTTGTCCAGGTTTGTATTTATATATAGTTAGATACTCACTAAATTGTTGTGTACCAGTATTTACATTACTTATCATAGGATCAATACTACCAGTACCACCACTAAAAAAAGTTTTATTATTTCTTATTGTATATCTATATGTACTCATTAACAAATTTGTATTGGTTCGACATTATTAGTATTATTACCTTCATCTGTTTTTTTAAGACCTAAACCCTCTAATAATTGTTTTCTAATAAAAATATCTTTGTTTATAAAAATATAATTAGCCCCATTTAAAAAAGGGAAGTCCACACCATTATTACCATCTTCGATATAACCAGGTTCCAAAACATCTCTCCATATTGTATCACCATTTGGTCGTTTTTCTGCATCACCAGGTATACCCACAACTTTTTGAGTTCCTTTAACTGTTTCGATTACATTAGAAAATTTTCTAATATCTACCCTATGGAATGGGTAGATATAATAACCTTTGGTTGGGGCTTCTAATAAAGAAAGAACATCTTCTGAATAATTTAATGTTCGACTTGATTGTTGGGTTGTCCTTTTTCTTGAACCTGTACCGTATTCATCACCAAAAGTTTCTTCAGAACTATACCAATCTTTTAATGCAACAGCAGTTGTTCTATACATGTCAATATCAGATGTTGTATTTTCAACATTTAAAGTACTATAAACATCTAAAGGTTTCTCTGAATAAACATAAATATATATATAATTTCTACCCTGGTTATCATAATAAGGTGGAGAACCTGTTTGTGTTAAATCAAATAAATGGTAGTCTAATTTTTTTCCTTGTAGTGGACCCTCTAACCCTTCGATATCATTGTTAGTATAATCGTTATATATTCTCCACCTAATCCAATATTTTGTTGTTGTGTCTATTGGTGCATATGGTCCACCTCCACTTACTCTAGGTGCGATATTTATACTAAACCTAAAAGTCCATGGTGTTTTAGGTAATTTTACCATTAAAGAATCATTATTACCATATGTACCACCATATACCAACTCATGTTTATCCTCTATACCAAACCTTAATAATTGTTCTTCCGTTTCATATCCAGACAAATCTATGTTTTCATCTTGAGCTAAACCCCATCTATGTATAATCTCAGATAAAGTTTTTTCTTTTAATTCACTTCTATTAAATTCAACAAAATCACCAATACATGAAGGCCCATTTAATATTTTATTCAACGAACCAACACCATCACCAGCATTACCCCAATTATAAATGGATATTGTTTCTAATTTATTTGTTTTATCAGCATATCTTTTTTGGAAATCCCAATGTGCTGTTACGGGTCCCCAAGGATAAGGTTTATCACCAGCCATTTTAATTGTCGCTAAATATAATTCAGTAACTTGGCCTCCTCTGTGACTATATACGTTGGTTAAATCTATATCATCTAAAAAAGTAAATAACCATGTTAAATTAGATACACCCAATTCTTTTATTTGTGTTTCAGGGTATATATTACTACCAAATGATGTGGCTCTTGTTACATCATAACCATTACCAGTTAAAACTTCAAATTTACGTATGTAATAATCAGATGGTGTACCACTCATTCTTCTAAAATCAAAATTAGGGTTGGGTGGTATTGGGTTATTTAATTTTAGGTCTATAACAAAACCATATCTATTTATAATCTTTTCGACTCTGTGTAAACCATTTAATTCTAAATTATTATTATCCTTAACCCTAATATCTACATAATCACCTTCTCTTAAACCGTGTGTTGAATCAGGGTTGGATGTTAGGTCACCTGTTATTATTTTAACATAATTAGCTGTTGGGTTTGTGATTGATACGTCTATACCGTTTTGATTACATATACTTACTTTTATTGGTTTTTGTGTGTTGCTAAATGTTAAATCATATGATGATGGTTTAGAAACTCTTTTTAATAATAATTTTTCATCACTTTCATTTATAGTGAACTTAGTATTTAATCTAACTGTTGTTTCTGTGTCATTACCATTTTCACCCAAAAACTCAACTTTATGTACACCAGTGTAGACACTGTCTTTATCTATACTATAGATATAACAATAATCACCCTCAATTAAACCATGATTTTGTGTTGTTGTTATTTGTAATAACGTTTTAGATGTAACCCCTTTTGTTTTGTTTATATTAACACCTCTATATGCTTGGTTTGATGATTCCAAATTCGTATATTTGTCTATTGAACTAGGGTATAAAACCTGTAAAACCCAACTATTAGGGTCTGTTTTTAAGTTACTAACATTACCATTAAATTTTGGTGACCACTCATCTGTTGTTGGGTATTTTATATATGGTTCCTCACCATAACCTAGTTTATTATCAGTTATTATATTTAGTTTACCTGTAACCCTATGTTTTTTAGATTTAATTCTTTCTTGTCTAAAAACATCTTCTTGACTTAATATTGTTACGATTTTATTTAAATTATTTTTTAGTAAGGCATTTTTATTCTCCAAATTAAAACTATATGTATAGTCCAAATCTGAAGCTAATTTAAATCTTGCCCTACCTAATAACTGTTTTATTCTTTCCATAACATTAAGACTGTGTAACTACTGAAGCTTTTTTAACTCTTACCCTAATATCTGTTTCAGGATATTTAATCTCAAACATAGAATTATAATCACCATACAATGCATAATCCTCACCCAAATCTATTTGTTTACCATTATTAAATGGTTGTTGTGTTGTGACTGTTGATGATGGAATAAATGCTTGTGATAATTGGTTTAATGAATACTTACCACCAATTAAATTATATACATCTGCTTTAATAACATTTAATACACCACCAACATTATTAATATTTTCTATTAGTTGTGCCATATAAATATTATCACCCATCTCCCATTTTTTAACATCAAAATAGTTTTTAATACTATTAATAACATTATTAATTACCTCGGATTGGTTAACTGCTTTATCTATAAACAAATCTATATCAAAACCTAAATTAACTATTTTACCATCTCTAACCAAAACATAATCATTAATCATTCTATAATCAGATAACCATGTAGCTATATTTTCTTTTAGTGTATTTGTTGATTGGTTTGTTAATTTGCCATTCGCATTTAACCCTAACACACTAACATCTATTTTATTTTGGTTTTCTGTTACAGTATATCTATATGGTGAACCAAATTTACCAGGTATTTTACCAATTATAGCGTGATAATCTTTAATTGTAACTGCTCTATTTTGTGATGCAAAGTTATATTTAGTTAGTTGTCTTATTTGTTCAACCGATGGAATACCCGCCCCACCAATAGCAGGAATTGGGTTATTAACTCTTAAACTTCTTTTAACATTTTGGTTAATAGCATTATTAGGTCCATCAACATTAATAGTCATTAAACCAATACTATTAACACTATTCGGTCCAATATTTGTACTAGGTCCACCACCAACTCTGTATCTAACAAAAAGTGTTGTGTTTGGTTTTATTATTTCACCCAAAGCCGTTGTATTAATAAAATCACCTATTTTAATGCCTGTTGAAGATATGTTTTTTAGTTGTTCATCCATTGTGTTAGATCCAGAACCAAAAGTTAATTTACAATAACCATTGTCTGTAAATTCTTTAACAAAACGCCTTGTTGTACTCACATATTTACCAGGTCTAACAGCCGAATTATCTGTTTCTCTGACACCATCCTCAACAAAAATTTTATCTTCAGCCAAAGAATCCATTTCATACCATCTTAACGTTGGGTCTAGATATTGATCCAAAGTTGGTGTTGTTGTAAAATTAGTACCTTCTAAATTAATAATACTTTCTACCGACAATACATTGTTGTCAGGTAAATAAATATTTAAGAATGGTTTTGAATCTACTTGAGTTATAACTTTTTTAAATGTTTTTGTTAAACCATTAACTACCAACTCCCTCTTAACTATAGTATAATCCCTTAAAATACCATTATCATCAACATTAGGTAAAATTAACCTATTTGGTATACCTCCTGTTGTGTAAGGTGATGAAAAATCTATATCTTCTAAATTTTCAAAAGTTTGGCCACCACCTAAAACTTGTGAACCATATCTAATTGTTGGTGCGTATCTAATATCCCAAGTATCACCTCTGACAGGTATGGTTACAGCGAAATCAACCAAAGTAACACTAGGTCGTAAACCAGGTATTTTTAAACCCAAAGTTCTCGCTATAGCTAAAACATTTTTACGTTCTTGTGCGTAATCCAATTGGGTCTCATTAAACATTCTATCTGTATGATATGATAACATATCAGCTACAGCAGCGTTTAACTCTAATAACATTGTACCAACTGACGCATCGTTAAAATCACTATATAAATCGGGATAATATAGTTTAATGAAATCTATTAACTCACCTCTAACATCAGCGAAGTTCCTAGCAAAATAATTTATTTTTTTTGTTTGTGTTGACATCTAACTTATTTTTTAAATAAATATCTAAATTTATTTTTTTTAATATTTAATATATTTATATTGAAACGAACTATCGTAAAGAACTATATGAGAAAAAAAACACAAAAAGAATTCATTACTGAAGCCGTTAAAATACATGGTATTAAATATGATTATTCATTAGTAGAATATAAAAACTCATCAACAAAAGTAAAGATAATATGCCCAATTCATGGTGTGTTTGAACAAAAACCAGTAAAACATGTTAATGCTAAACAAGGATGTAATCAGTGTGCCATAATTAAAGTATCTAATAATCAAAGGAAAACAAAAGAAGAGTTTATTAGTGAAGCTATTAATATACATGGTGATAAATATGATTACTCATTGGTAGAATATAAATCATTGGGGACAAAGGTAAAATTAATATGTCCAATACATGGTGAGTTTGAACAAACACCTGGTAATCATTTAAGTGGTAAAGGGTGTAGGTATTGTGGTGGAACTACTAAAATGGATACAAAACTTTTTATAATTAAAGCAAAAGAAGTTCATGGTGATAAATATGATTACTATAAAGTAGATTATGAATTATCTAGAAAACCTATTAAAATTACATGTCCAATTCATGGTGAGTTTGAACAAATACCTAATAACCATATCTCAAAAAAACAAGGTTGTCCAGAATGTGTAGGTAGGATTATAAATACACAAATGTTTATTGAAAAATCAAAACAAATACATGGTAATAAATATGATTATTCATTGGTAGATTATAAATCAACCTTTGATGAGGTTAAAATAATATGTCCAATACATGGTATCATAAATGTTAGACCACATTATCACTTAAATTGTTATGGTTGTAAAAATTGTAGTAATAGTTTATCATTAAACGAGAAAAAAATAGTTGATTTTATTAGAGAAATGGGTATTGAGTGTATTGAAAATGATAGATCTTTATTAAAAGAGTATGAATTAGATATTTATATACCATCACACAATATAGCTATAGAATATAATGGTTTGTATTGGCATTCAGAGGAATATAAAAATAATGATTATCACTTAATAAAAACAAATAAGTGTGAAGAGATGGGTGTACAATTAATACATATTTATGAAGATGATTGGTTGTTAAAGGAAAATATCGTAAAATCTAGAATAAAGAATATCCTAAAATTAAATGAATATAAAATATATGCACGTAAGTGTGTAATTAAAGTTGTTAATAAAAGAGATAAAAAGAAATTTTTAGATACAAATCATATACAAGGTAGTGTTGGTTCCAAAATAGATTTAGGGTTATATTATAAAGATGAATTAGTCTCAATTATGACTTTTGGTAAAAGACCTATTTTGAATAGTTCGGAATATGAATTAATAAGATTTTGTAATAAATTAAATATTAGTGTTGTTGGTGCAGCATCTAAATTATTCACACACTTTATTAAAAATTATAACCCTAGTAATATAATTAGTTATGCTGATAGATCATGGAGTCAAGGATTATTATATGAAAACCTTGGTTTTGAATTTGTTAAAAATACCACACCTAATTGGTTTGTTGTAAATAAAGGGAAAAAAGAGAATCGTATTAAATACCAAAAACATAAATTAATAGAAATGGGTGGTGATATAAATAAAACAGCAACAGAAATTATGTTAGAAATGGGTTTAAGTAGGATTTTTGATTCTGGTCAAAAAGTATATGTATATAAAACAAATTAATTATATAACAAATTCCACAAAATCTGTTTGTGATAAAGCACCCTCAGTATAAACATAATCTATTCTTACAACAGCAGAATGTTCTATATCCACATTATATTCACCAACTTCGGGTTTGTTTATTGTTAATTCTGTTAATTTAAGGTTTGGTATGTATTTGTTAATCACCGATTGTATCTCTTCTTTTATACCATTATAAGTTTCGTTATCATTTTGTTCAAAAATAAATTTTCTTAAATTTGTACCAAAATCAGGTAAATATAACCTATCACCAGGTGTTGTTAATAACAAATGCATTAGATCAGATTTTAAAGCCCTTTTTCCATCTTTATTCATCTTCAAGAAATAATTTTTGTTATTATCGTCTTGGAAGGGGAACTCTATGTTAATAAATCTTTCTGCCATAAATCTTTTTATTAATAAATATCTAATTTTATAATTTATGGGTAATTACTTAAATGTAAATTTTAAGCATGAAAAACCCCACCATTTCTGATGGGGTTAGTTAATATTTGTTTTGGTTTAATTACTTAACGAATTTAAACCTAATTCCATAGTTTTTTGTTTTTCTTGATTTATATGGTTCACCATTTCTAGCTTTATCTCTTATTACATGAGCCGTAATACCTAATTCTTTAGCTGCCTCTACAGCTGTTTCATACCTACCAATCTCATTATCATTTTCATCGTAAACAACTATAACACCTAACCACCTACCATTTTTCTTACCACTTTTAACTTCAGACCATTTTTTAAGTAACTCAGGTTCTTTTAACCTTTTTTTAAGTCCTTCAGATATTTTAGTCCTATATTCTTCTGTTTGGTTAATTTCTTTGAGTTTTTTGGTTATTTTTTCTCTATATTCTGGGTTTTCCCAAAGTTTTTTAGTGTTCTCTCTATATTTTTTTGGTTACTTATTTTAGCTGCTTTACTTAATTTCTTTCTGGTTATATTTTTTTCGTCTTCACTTTTATGTGTAAATGTGTCACCACCTTCACCACCTTCAGTATAATTATAACCCTCTGTAATTGAATTGTATTGTTTAATATAGTGTTTCTCTAATTCATCTATATCACCCTCAGTTTTATCTATAATTTCCACTAAAAAATTATCCCATGTATAATGTAATATTGCGTCATATAATCTATGTCTCTTTTTACCAACATTCCTTCTGTGTTGGTATATTCTTTTTTCTAGGTCTTTGGTCTTCCCTATGTAAACCTTACCATTTAATTTATTTTCTATTTTGTATATATACTGTATCATAAAAAAATCCTCTATACATATAAATATATAGAGGACTTTGTGAAGTTAAATAAATATTTTTTAATCTTCTTTTTTACCAAAAGAATCCACAGTACAATTTCCTCCGGAACATGCCAATTCACCACTTAAATCTGTATTGTCGGTTAACTCAACGATTTTAGATAAATCTACATTAGAAAGTGATTTCATCATTTTATTGTAAGTTTCTTCTGTACAATCCTCAAAAGGAGCCTGTTGATATGTCCCCCCATTATACGGTAATACAGATAAACCGTTATAAAATTCACGATTGTCCCACATCCATTCACCAGCTAACTCCCATTCATCTTCTTTCAATGATACTGTAGCCGATACATTGTGTGTATTTTGTCCTGTTCTATGTCCAGGTTTAATCCATTCTTGAGCCACTCTTTTAATTCTCTCTAATAATTCAAAAGGAGATTCGTGTCTAAGAATAGAACCTTCAGGTGCTTTTTGTGGTACAGAGATTACTGCTGTATCGTGTGGTCTAAATACCTCATCTTCAATTAACTCAGGGTGATAGATTGATAAATAAGTATAAATTGACTCATTCTTACCAACTCTTACTCTTCTGATATAATAATCATTGTGCCATGCGTGAATACCTGATGACGTACCTAATGTTAATGAAGTTGTTCCTGCTGGTTTAACTGTTGTGGTACGAGCTGATTCATTAATACCAATTAATTTTGCTACTCTAGCGTTTTCTGATTTAACTGCCTCAGCTGCCTCTTTCATGTCATACCCTAACACAGTCCCTGAACCAATACCTGTCATCGATACACCAATTAAAGCGTCTTTTTCAGTTGTTCTTTTCCACACGTCTCTTAAATAGTGGAAATCAGTATAACCAGCCTGTAAAGTCCCAATAAATGCTGCCGCCTTAACTCTGTTATTTAAATCTTCCTGTGATTCTAAATCTGAAGCGTTTACCTCACATAAGTTACAAAACTGAAAAGGACGAAGTGCAATTTCACAACAAGGGTTAGTTCCCCAATCTTTATCGTAAGAGAAATAAATTCCAGGTTCACCAGCTCCTGATAATTCTACTCTTTTCCATAAATCTAAGAAAAATTCTTTTGTGATTTTATTTCTAAGTAAAACTGCCGAGTTATTAGCTCTACCTCTTTGTGGATTAAGTTCCCACCATGCTCCCGACTTACACGTAACCATATCGTTGTCATCAGCTGAGAAAAGTGAAATTAAAGCTGCTCTTCTAATACCACCCGCTAAAACAGCGTCAGCAATATAACAAACAATATCGTGAACCTCTAATGTTGTTAATTTTTGTCTATTTTCTTTTGCGTCTAAAACTTTTGTGATATTATGGATACAATCTTTTAATGGTTGTGGTCCAGGTGCTTTACCTCCTGATGTAACTAACATAGCTCCTTTTGGTCTAATATCAGAATAATCAAAAATAGGTGTTGATGAATTAACACCAAAATAAGATTTCATTAATACTTTAATAGCATCAGCCCACCCTTCAATTGAATCTCCAATCAAATATCTTCTTGTTCTTTCTGGATTTGGTTTTTGAATCTCTGGTAATTTTTCTACATGGTGTTTTTGTACTGAATAACCAACACCAGTTCCACCTAATAATAAAAACATTGTTTCAGCAAAAGCATCAATGTGGTCGATAGGTAAATAAGCACAGTTATAAACTCTATTTGGTGATGTTTCGATTGGTTTCCCTCCAAATTGTAATGACCTCATTGAAGGTAAAACTTTTTTATTGTACACCTTTTTATACACTTCTTCAATTTCCTCTTTTAAATTAGGGTATTTTCTTTGGTGCATTTCTTTATTCCTAGTTACCAACTCTTCCCAAGTTTCTCTTCTTTGTAGTTCAGGAATATACTTAGCGTATTTCATGTAAACAGTAATTTCGGATAAAATTTTATTAGATAATTCCATATTTTTTTTTTGTTTTTTATTTTGTTATTTAATTGTTTGCTTCTTTTCTTAATTTAACCATTTTTAATCTTTCTCTAGCATTTTCTTCTTTTCTAACTTCTACTTTTTTCTCATAACCTAAAAAAGTATCAGATGTTTCTGTGTCAATGTAAACCCTACCATTATCAAAAGTACAATCTTCAAATATAACACCATCTTTACCAAACCTAGATTTTAAAACAGCTATCGTAGCTCTATTACTTTCTTTTTGTGGTAATGTTCTAGCTACAGACATAATAAAGTGACCTATTTGTGCCTTTTTAATTGAACCACCCATTTGGTCTCCTGTTACGACTTCAGCCGATACTGAACTCCTATTACCTTGTACTGCAGTCCAACCTACAATATTGTACTCAGCTAACATAGATTCAAAACCTCTCATTACATTACCCTCACCTGACCATTCATCATTATATTTTCTTGTTGATTCCAAACAATCGATATAATCCAAAACAACCAAATCAGGTTTAAAACCTATTGATATTAGATGTCTTATATAGGATTTTATGTGATTAACAGTTATACCCTCAGACGGAAACTTCCTGATTATTAAATCATTCTCTTTACCTTGTGTTCTATCTTTGATAACTTTTAAAATAGTTTCTTTATCCTCCGACAATTGGTTTAATTCTATACCACTCCAACATGCCGCATGTTTTCTTTTAATCACATCTTCTTTATCCTCAAAAACAATTTGTAAAACATTCACACCAACATTATAGGCTGTATTCGCTATTTTTGTTAGTATTGTAGTTTTACCAACACCATATGGTGCCAATACAACACCTAACTCACCTCTTGATAGACCCCCATCGGTTAAATTATCTATACCACTTATTCCCGTAGGAACTGGGTGTCTAAAATCTTCTTCTAAAACTGTGTCCCATCCTTCAGTGATAGAAGTGCCGTCATCCTTTTCAGAACCAACGGCTAAAGCTTCTTTCATTATTTCAGCACATTCCTCATATCTACCAAATTGTCCTTGGTCAATAATTTTGGATATTTTGTCATTCGCTTTTTTTAGTTCTTGTTGTCTACAAAAATTTAAAGCTTCTCTTTGTACATACTCCCAATCTTCTACATCCAAATCTCTGATTTCTTTAGTTATTTCAAAAACATACTCTTGTGTTATTTTTTCTTTAATCTCAACTTTTAGTATAGTTTCTAAAGTATCCCAAGCCGGAATCTTTTCAAATTGTTCGTAATAATCTTTTATTGTAGCTATAATAAGCCTAAAATATTCGTTGTCAAAATAATTTGTGTGTACAATATCAATGATTCTATCAGCAAATTTTTTATTAGCCGGGTGAAGAATTTGATTGATCAATTCTGTTTGAAACTTATATCCTAAATAACCTAACGTTAACTCTTTACTCATACCCAACATTTAATAATAAATAACTATTTACAATGATATTCCACTATATTCCACACAAAAATTTTCTGCTGAAAATGTTTCTTGTATTTCCTTTATTAAAGAAGGGATTAATTTTCTAATATCAACTGAATATCTTACTCTTTGTGGATAAACATTACCAGTAAAGCGTTTTTTCATAATAGTTTTCTCGTCAGTTTTAATTTCGAAATCAAAAACATCCTCATTTTCAAAAATATCTTCAACAACAACATCTTCGGGTTTTTGTTCAGACCAAGGATTATAATTTTTTTCTAAATAATCCATTGTTTTAGATTTTAAATCTCTTTGGATTATGGATACACAGTTTTCTACACACTCTTTTGCTTCAATAGATTTTAATGATTCTGAATTAAAACCTCTAACTGTGAAATACCTTTGACACACAATGTTTTCATTAATGTACAAAATAAACTCGAACTTTTTCATCTTTTTTTTACTTTTTAAAATTTAACTTTTCTTTTTTTATTAATTTAATAAATGGTTCCATAAAATTTACATATCCATTTTCACCACCAGGTATTGCGTATATAACTCCGTCTTCAATCATCATTTTTAAAACATTTTTATATTCTCTACCTTCAGGGTCTAATGGTAAATCTACTAAATTTTTTACAGATTCTCCAGCCTCTTCTGTTAATAAAGGCTGATTTAAATCAATTATTTTTTGATTTATTTCATAAAATGGTCCTCTATGAACACCTTTTGATACACCATTTAAGATGTTATCAATAATTTTTAAAGGTTTACCTTCTCTACCTTCTTGGATGTTCTTAGATTCCTCAAATATCTCATCTAAGGTTACTTTACGTTCTTTTAATTGTGGGAAATAAGTTAATAGTGTGTTTTCTGTTACACCATCAATGCCTTTAATATTATCTGAAGAACAACCTTGTATGATTTTTATTAATCCAGCGTTTTGATAATTGTGTTCAAAAAACCAACCATAATTACCGATACCAACTTCCATTTTTTTATCAGCTAAAAATATAGTTACTTCTTCATTAATTAATTGGCACATATCCCTATCATTAGTATAAATCATTACGTCTTCTAATTTATTTTTATTTTGGCAATAGAAAGCTATTAAATCATCTGATTCAACATCTTCATGTTCATACTGCCTTATAAATAAATCTTCAGCGTATTGTTTTACTCTAAGTTTTTGGATTTCATACTCTTGGTCGAAATATCTAGGTCTGTTTCCCTTATATTCGGGATAGTAATCTAAACGCAAAGTACCACTACGTTCACCATCCCAAGTGATAACAACTTTATCTATCTTATGTTCTACGATTAGTTTACGTAAGGTACTGTAAAAGGCAAATATACCACCAATATGTTTGTCTTTATGGTAAACGTTCTTAGCCCCATTATAAGAACGTTTCATAAGAACGTTACCATCAACAATTAGTGTTTTTGTTCTTTTTCTACTTTTAGTTGGTGTTTTTAGACCCATCTTCAGTAAAATTAAAGGATTTAACTACTCTTCTATCTTCTTCTTCTAATTTTAGAACTTCTAATTCTATTAATAATTGAGTTTGTTGAGGGGTTAATTCATCACCCCTCATAAACTTTTCAATGGAATCTTGTATAATCCAAAAACAATTTAATGTTCCATAATTATCTACACAAGAATATTTATTAATTTCCACTAATTTATTATAATCTAATTTCATAATTTATTGTTTTAAGCCAAACCTTCAATATCGTCTGTTTCTTCAATATCAAAATTAACGTCAGTTTCATCAAGTTCACCTAAACCACTCTTAATAAACATATTAATCCAATAATCAGCATATTCTTTTTTATAATTCTCTTCTGCCACTTTTGTATCTTCTATGAAATCATGTGGTGTTACAATAACTTTACCGTCTTGATATCCAATTCCGTTAACGTGGTTTTTCAAAATAGATATTTTACTTCTAGTGGCGTAATTAATACTCCTACTATTTTTAGTAGCCTTTAATTTGTTTGTTCCAGCATTCTTTTGGTTACCGAATAAAAAGATTAAGGTACTGTTCAAATAAATAGCTTCACCACCCTTCATTTTAATTTTTGGTTGTCCAAAAGGGTTATCTGGTAATTCTACCCAAGGTTGATTAACAAATACAATTGTGTTTGTATGTGTACAAGTTTCTTTTCTTGAACCTGTGATTCTACCGTTAAGTCCCATACCAATCTTATCTGCTAATACTGATGCGTTATGCATCTTACCACCCTTACCTTCAAAAGTCATCTTACAAGGAATAGAACCTACTGAATCCCACAAGAAACAAATATCCATTGGTGTCCCGTCTTCGTGTTGCCAATTTTCTTTTTCTTGTGAATCTAAAACTTCGTTCATATAATCTGTAATCTGTTCAATGTAATCAAAGTCATCACGGAATAAGAAGAATCCTGACCAATCGCCAGGAGATTCTTCTTCACATTCAAACCCCATCATTTTTGCGTGAGAAAAATTCCATTTCTTCTCTGTAATAATGAATACAGGTAAAATTCCGTTTTTCTGACACCAAATAGCCGATTTAATTAAAGCCGTTGTTTTACCAGTGTCAGAATGACCTAAAAAAACATTAAGATGACCAATTGCTGGTCCAGGTACACCTGTTGCTTTTTGAAATACTTCACCCAAATCAATAAATCTATCGGGTTTGTATTTTGTTTTCGATGAAAATCTGTCTTTAACAGAATCCAAAGAAAATGATTTTTTCTTAATACTTGTTTTAGCCATGTTTTATTTTTTTTTTAGAACGGTTCTTCGTTTTCGTAATTTTCAGTAGTTGTGTTTTCTACACTTACTGTTTCTTTTTTAGGTGTAGAAACTGTTGTTGTTTTAAAAGATGTTTCTGTATCTGAATCATCACCTTTAGCCACAAACTTTTCTAAATTTTTGTCCCATTGAGGTGTTTCACCATCAGCAATTAATTGAACGTAATCCAATGGTTGTGCTCTATAAACATCCTTCCAAGTTACATCATCACCCATCCAATTTTTAGCGTTTTCAGATTTTGGGTCAGTTAAAACACCAGTATCTTCTGCCATAATTGATGTGATTTTTGTGTAACCTTTATTGTCACGACCAATGATTAATGTGATGTCTCTACCTTCTCTTGGGTCTGTGATATCACCTCTTTTTGTGAATAAAGGAATAATTTTGTCTAAAGCTCCTTCACCTTTGTAGTTGTGTGAAAATCTCCAAAACTTAACCCCATCAGATTCATTAGCTCTATCAATGATTCTTGCTAAATAAAACTTTTTAGCTGAATATTGTGTGGCTAATTCTTTATCTGTTTTATTACCAGTCTCCTTCCATGACTTAAATAATTCATCAGAAACTTCACATAACGGACAATCTTCACCATCATTCTTTTTTCTACAGTAGATTTTTCTCCATTTACCACCTACTTTAACAGAATGCCAATGACCTTCATCAAAAGGAGTTTCACCTTCTTTAATAACAGGGTGAACACCTTTTTTAGGTGGCATCAATCTAATTGTTGATTCTCCGTTGTCAGAACCTTCTTCTAATCTTACAGCAAAATATCTGCTGAAATCTTGTTCGTATGAACCACCAGTAGTATTACCACCACCAGATTTGTTGTTTTCATACTGTTTCGCGATTGCATCGAGTACACTCATAAATTTTTGTTTTTTTTAGTTAATAATTAATATAATATTCTCTATAAGTATAACCACAAAACTTAAATTTGTAAATAGCTTTTTATGCAAAAAAAGAAACCCAGAAATTTCTTTCTGGGTCGGTCATATAATACTCTTATATGAGTGATTAAATTATGATATTAGTTGTTTGGGTTGAATGAACTTTTAATGGTTTCTTCATTATAGTCGTCCTCAACGTCTTCAGGTCTTAATGTAAAATCTTTTTCAACTCCGTTTTCATCACCAGTTGTAATTTTATACCTTGAATCGTTAGATGCTTTATCTTCCCAATAATCGGATAACTTAACGTTAAATGGGTATGAATCTAATGAACGTAATTCTAATTTTTCTTCAGGTGTTTTAATATCTTGTTCTAATTTACCAATTTTTGATGCTATTGTATCCATTTTAGATAATTGTGTTTCTAAATTAGATAATTTATCTGTTAATGATTTTAAATAAGAACTATTTTCCTGACCAACTGTTACAGCTTGTTGTGCCATTTCTTTTGCTTCATCTGAACCTTTTACAATAGAAGTCACATCAATTTCTTCAACCTCCTCATCTTCTGATTCCAAATCGTCAGCTGCACTAAATTCATCAGCAGTACCAAACTCATCTTCAGTTTCTTCACCACCTTCTTCAGTTGACTCGTCTTCAGGTGAACCTTCATCACCAAAATCAAATTCATCATTCCCTTCTTCACCACCTTCTTCGTCAGCTGCCGGTGTTTCTGCGGCAAAATCAAAATCAGAGTTTTCTTCTTCACCCTCCTCATCAGTAGTTTCTTCTTCACCACCTTCTTCAGGGTCTGCTTCAGCTAAATAAGTTCTTCTTGTTTTAGCTTCAGTTAATTTAACACCTTTAACAGGGTCATACC